CGGACCTTGAACGGCTGGCGTTTGACACGCTCACTGGCGCTGTGCTTGAGCCCACCAAGCTTGGCCAAAGGTTGTTTGATCCAAAGGCTAGGCAGGAGATTGCTGCTCGCCAGGCTGCAAGCAATGTTATGGATCGCTTTGTCAGCGATAAGGACGCTGCTGTCGCCAAGCTTGCAAGAGCCGGTGAAGTCACAGGAGAAGGCGTGCGTCCGCTAAGTGGCGACGTTGTAGGTGACGAGGGATTCCTTGGTCTTCAGCAGGCTCTACGCAACCGCGAGGCTACACTTAGAAACATCGACCAAGCCAGCGCAGAAGCTTTAGCCAAGAAAGTTGACGTTACGCTTGAGCCGTCTGCTGTATCTCCAGCAAGGACACAGGAGATTTTTAAAGCACAAAATCAAGAGTTGCTTGCTAAAGCGCAGGAAGCACACGACGGGCTGATAAAACAAGGTGACAATGCTTCACGCAACATCATGCGGAAGGCTGAAGAGGTTGTAAAAAATGAAATGGATTTAGTTGAGGCTGGAGTTAAAACAGCCGAATCAGCAAACGCATTTATAGCTAATGCACTAAATGCTGCCGAAGCAGACATTTCATCTCGCAGAGGAGCGCAGACAGAAGTTAATAAGGTTGTTCGTAATGCTCTTGAATCAGAATTTCAAGAGTCAAAGGTGTATGCAAAGTCTTTATACCAACAGTTGGAAACAGGTGGGTTAATTACAACATTTGAAAAAGGACGTGAAGCGGCTGCCAAGGTTAAAGGTGAAATTCCAGAAATGGATTCACTGCCGCCAAAAATTAAAGACTTTTTTACTACATACAAAGGACAAGAAAAGCCAGCTTCTGAGTTAATTAATGTACTGCAATCTATCTCTGGGGCCATTTCCGAACAAAGTGGTCCGGGAGGAAACAGTAATACAGCAAGGCTTCTTAAAGATGTTAAAAAAGGTATTGAACTAGACCTTAATGAACTTGGAAATTTGTCCGTTGATTTAAAGTCTGCAATCGCAAACTATAAAATTCATGCAGACAAGTACCTAAACGATGTTTCAGGACAAGTGCTTAAAGGTGGTGTGTATCCATCTCAAACAATTGAAGCTTATGCCACTGCAGATGAAGGTCTTCGGCAGCTTAGATGGGCAGCAAACGCTGAAAAACGACCAGAAGTAGTTAAGGCAGTTGGAGACTGGATCTACGGACAGATGCTTGATTCTGTACGGGCAAATCCTAGCAGACAAGCAATTCAAAATTGGACAAACAGCAAAACGGGACGGATGCTGTTGGATGTTTTTCCAGAGGTTTACGAGTCAAAGATTGCTCCAGAACTAGCGGCGTTAGCTAGAGCCGAAAAAAGCGTAGATGCAACAGACACCGCGATTAAGGCAGCAAAACAAAAAGCAAAAGAAGTTGGGGTAATTACAAAAGAATACATTGATCAGGCAACTGCTCGGGCAAATAAAATTAAAGGCGAAACGCAAGAGGCTGCTCAAGTAAGGTTCCAAGAAGAGAAGAAGGCCGTGCAAGCCAGTCAGGCTGCTCAGTATATTGGCGCAGCTCCAGAGTCAGCGATAGGCAAGGTGCTTAACAGCGACAACGCTGTGGTTTACATGGAAGAGCTAGTTGCTAGAGCAGCGCAAGATCCAAGTGGAACTGCAATTGATGGGTTAAAGAACGCTCTAAAGAACTACCTCAACACAGTGCTGCGTAGGACTGGTGAAGTGGCGTCAACAGAAAACGTCATCAAGCCTATCTCTAAAGCGGACCTTTCGCTTTCGTTTGATAAGCTCAACAAGTACCTTGGCGAAGGAGCGCAGAGATCGGCAATTGAAGTGTTGTTTGGGCAAGGATCACAAGAGCTTCAAGCCTTAGACAAAGCTCGCAGGCAGATTGAGCTGTATGCTCGCCGCAAGCGTTCTGCCGGTGGTCAATCAGTCACAAGCCTTAATCAAATGCTTGCAGGTGACCTCGATGTTAGCTTGGCCGAAAACACGCTTGGTGTGCTTGGCAGGCTTGCTGGAGCGGCTGTTCCCGCTGACATCAAAAAGTTGACTGGGCCAATGTCTGGCATGACAGATTTGTTTCGCGGCATGTGGCGCGGTGATGTTGCAAAGAAAGCGCAAGGGATGCTTGTTAACGCAATGATTGACCCGCAAGCGGCTATTGAGTTGTTGCGCCCACTAGACCAGCAATCACTGCCTCGTATCAAGTCTTGGCTGCGCGTGTACCCGCAATCTGGCGCGAGTCTGCCATTCAATGAGATAAACTCCAATGAGCAGCAGTTGCCGAGTGGAAACGTCACGACTGACAATTTTACCGGCTACAGGATTGTGGAGACTGGCAAAAACAACTTTAGGCTTTACAACGACAGAAAGCAACTTGAAGGCGTATATACTTCTGGAATAGAAGCTAAACGAGCAGCAGTCCGAAAAGCATTTGGATCTAAATAACACTATGCCACTAAAGAAATCCGCATCCGAGAAAGCGTTCACCGAGAACCTTAAGCGCGAGATCGGCGCTGGTAAGCCACAGAAGCAGGCCGTCGCTATCGCGTACAGCGTCCAGCGTGAGGCTGCGAAAAAAGCTGCTGCCGCCAAGCGCAAATAGCCTATGGCGAACATAACACGGAAGTGGAAACGCTTTCTTGCAGTCAGTTGCAGCCACGGCTTCATGGCTGACCAGGCTGTGCTCAAGGAAGTGCTCCGCTTTCGTGACCGATGGAAGCCGGACACGGTGCTGCATCTTGGTGATGCCATCGACATGACGTGCCTGCGCTCGGGCGCTATCACTAACGACAGCCACGATGCCACTGTTGATCCAGAGGCTGACCTTAACGACGGTCTCGCTTTCATCTCCGCTCTCCGTCCCCAGCACTACCTGCTCGGAAATCACGAGGCCCGGCTGGTGACGCTAATGAGTCACCCCAAGGCGATTATCTCGGCGCTTGCGACTCGCGTGTACCACCAGATTCACGACCGAGCCAAGTCGATCAAATGCAAGGTGTACGATTACAAGCTTAAGACCGGCTTTGTTGGTTTAGGCGACGCTCTCTTTCAGCATGGCTATCTGCACAGTGAGAACGCCTTGCGTGATTCCGCTGAGCGTATGTGTCACGGTAAGTACACCAAGCTTGTCATGGGGCACATCCACCGTGTACAAATCGCTGAAGGTCGGCGCATTAAAGGCGTCACTGGTTACTCTGTTGGGTGGCTGGGAGATCCAGAAATGGCTGGCTACGCGGAGAATAGAATTGCAACCACCGCTTGGAGCAGAGGCTGGGCGTGGGGCGAATATACTGACAACGAGACAATTGTATGGCTGACAAAAGAACTAAAGGACGGAAGCTTCAAGCTGCCGGTGTAAAGAAGGACTGGCTGACTGAACTTGCGCAGACCTTAAACTTAAAGCCCGCTCCAGCAGGCTGGTACACAATAACACAGATTTCCGAGCGGCTTGGCGTTGGCCGCGCTGCTGTGCGTACTATCCTCAACGAGCGTAAAGCGTCCGCTCAACGGTTTTACCAAGTGACAAGCGACGGCAGGAAGGTTTTACTCACGCACTACCAACTATGACCTCTGAAGAACGCGAGCGCCAAGCCATCATCCAACGTGCAAAAGATATTTTGTGCGAGTACTTTGAGTGCGGGGAAATCTTAGTGCAGGCTCAAGATGAGCGCGACAACGACAACACGAACCGCTACGAGACTGGTTGGGGCAATCGGTTTGCTCGTGACAGGCACATTCATCTCATGCACCAAGAGCGAATCTTGGAGCACTCTTGGTCAGAAGACTGTGACGATGAGGACGATGACGATGATGACGAAATTAAATCAAAAAAGTAGTTGCGCGTAGTAGACTAACGTATACTTTGCTAGGCATTCGGTGAATGGTTCACTGATGAAACACAACAAAAATGAAAGTAGCAACAATCGCAGACCTAGCGAACCTTGCTGATGGCAGCGTCATCGGTGAGATTAGAGTCACAATCAAGACGGTTTACCCACCCCGTACAGGGCAGGGCAAGTTTGGTGAATGGCGCGTGCAGAACGCGGTAGTCCAAGATGCTACCGGCGAATGCAAGGCGTCATTCTGGTTGCCGGACGAGATGGGAGACCTTAAAGGCCAGATGGTAACTATTAAGTCACAAGCTGGCAAGAAGGGCCTTGAAGGACTGTCAGTAAAGACGTCCACACACAGCGGCGAGAATGAGCTGAAGGTGACCGACAAGGCGGCTATCATTGACGACGCAAGCGGCGCGTCGCCAGTTGCCGGTCCCCGTAAGCCTGTGCAGGCAAGTTCGCCTGTATCGATCACCGTAGCAGACGCCAAGCGTGCGCTATTCCAAGCTGCGCAGCTTATGGCTGAGGCTATCAAAGCAGCCGAGTGGGTTGGCAAGGAAGTGAAGGCAATTACGCCGGAACATCTCCAGGCTATCGCTACGTCACTTTTTATCTCCGCAGATCGTGCGGGCTTTGCAAAGGCATTCCCGTCAGCGCAGATTAAGCCTGCGAAAGAAGAGGCTCCTGAACTTGAGGAGGATGATCTCAAATGGTAAAAGCTAAAGACATAGCAGCACTCGCAAACGTTTCGCTTCAGACTGTACTGAAGTGGGCACGCGAAGGGAAAATCCCGCATCATCGCATTAGTGCACGTTGCCTGCGCTTTTCACTTGAGGAAGTAAACCACTGGCTTCAGGTCAAACGCGATGCCTATAAACTCAAGAGCCAAGGGGTGTAGAGGCGAGCGCATGTGGCGCGACGAACTCCGGGCTGCTGGCTTTACGGCAAGGCGTGGTCAGCAGTTTGCCGGAGGGACAGACTCGCCAGATGTGATTTGCGAGGAGCTTGCAGCACTGCATCAAGAGGTGAAGTTCGTCGAGAACCTGAATCTAATTAAGGCCACAGAGCAAGCCGAGCGCGATGGCGCTGGTAAGGCGTGGATCGTGGCTCACAAGAAGAACCGTACTCCTTGGCTAGTGACGATGAGCAGCGAACTGTTCTTCAAGCTACTTAGGGATGGTATGGATACTTTCGCAGTGCGAAACGCTGGGTCGTCCGGCGAATACTAGATGCCATGAACGCCGATGTTGAAATGGCGTGACACTGGGAGAGACTAGGATAAATGCAAAATTATGACGAAACAACAAATTACAGACAACGTGCAGCGCAGAATGGCTTCATACAACAAGTTATTGGGCCAAAAGGAAATTACAGAGTTTCAATATGTTGAGATGGCTTATCGTATGCTTGATTACTGGATGAGTGTAATTCGCGATCGGATGGCGGGACGCTGAGAGAGACTTCTGCACCAAGCAGGGGCGCGACTGCACAACGCGCACACTTTATGAACATCAGCATCAATATAACATACGTTAGTGGGACTAAGGTTGAACTAGTCGTCCCTCTTGAGGAGCATCACGTTCAGTCAGAGCCGCAGTCAAAGAAACCCGGCAATTGGGTTGACGTAATGAAGCATTGTGATTCGTTGAGTGCGAGTCAAGGTAAGGCAACTGTCGCGCCAGATCCCGTACAGCCTGCGCAGGACTTGGCGGATGCGATGGCGGGGATCCCTGTGCTTACAGACGAGGAGCGTGAATTACTTAAGCCATCCGGCAGGCGGTACTCCTCTGTCCAAGAGATGGTCGATGAGCTTAAGCAAGATCCTGAGTCAGGCAAAACGATGAGCCTGTACGACATCACCTACGTCACCCAAGACGGTAAGCAGTGGAAGGTGCCACCGGGCTTAATGAAGGACCTGATCATCATCTATGGCGAGAAGACCGTCGAGCAAGAGCTATGGAAGGCTCACGCCTGGCTTGAGGCGGACATTCACCGCCGCAAGACTCCCCGCGGCATGGGTCGCTTCCTTAACGGCTGGCTATCCCGTGCATCGTCAATGGTGCGTACACCAATCAAAACCCTACTAAAGCGCGACAGCTTAATGGCTACCAATGGAACACAAGAAAGCTGGTAAACGTAGGCCGGTGGAGTTGCCACCCGACACGGTAGTGCCAACCGCGAGCGAGGCTGAACGTGGGATAGCGTCAATTGCGCTAAACCACCCAGAGGTATTCTTGCATCACATTAGCGAGAAGAACTTCAAGGTGAGTGACATCTTCGATCCGCTCAGTCACCGAGTATGCGAGATCATCTTGCAGCAGCAGTCCCGCAATGCCAGCTCGGAGATCCGTGTGGTATTTGAGAAGGTGCGCGAGACGCTGCCGGGCACAGAGTTCCACCAGCTTAGCGACTTGTACACACTCATGCCTATTGCGGCAGCGATTGGCGACCTTGTAGATATCGTCAAGAACACGGCCAAACGGCGCACCTTGCAGCATGTCGCTTACGAAACGCTAATGGCTATTAGCGACGCCACCGTGCAGACGCCGGAGCTACTGAGCGATGTGGTGATGAAAGTCGAGGGGCTGTCTCGTGAGCTTGCTCCGCCCAAGGTGATGGACACTAAGGCGCTCCTGCTCAATGCACTGACCCGCTACGAGACAGGTGACGACGAGTCCATGCGGATAAAGACTGGATATTCTGCTATCGACAACATCTGTCCGATACGCTTTGGTGACTTTGTGGTCATCGGCGGAGAAACTAAGTCCGGCAAGACGATGCTTGCGCTCAACATAATTGCAAACCTAATAAATGAATAAGCTTATAAACCTAACCCCTCACGACATTATCATCACAGGATATGGCGTGATCGAGCCGAGTGGTTACTCGGTGAAAGTACACTCACACCTAAGCAAAGTAGCAGACGTCGATGGTGTACCCATCATGTGCTGCAAGGACGCTAAGGTCAGCAACCTGCCAGATCCTGTCGATGGTGTGTTGTACATTGTGCCTGGCTATGTGCGCACAGCACTACCCAAACGGACAGATTTGGCTAGTCCAACAAAACTCATTCGTGACGGAGCCGGCAAGATTGTCGGCTGTGGGGCGCTTGAAATTAACCCATAACAAAATGAAAACAGAACTATTACAAAACCTAGAAATGACAACGTACCGTGGCATGCACGGTCTATCGAAGCACAGCCTTGACTCGTTCGCAGTCTGCCCGGCGTACTACAAGTGGAAGGAGCGGCAAGAGTGGAAGCCTTCACGCGAGATGGAGCTTGGCACGCTTGTGCACAGCCTCGCTCTTGAGGGGCGTTGTGAATATGCCATTGCTCCAGCGTGCGATCGCCGCACCAAGGAAGGCAAGCTAACGTGGGAGAACTTTTGCCAAGAGAACATTGGCAAGGTCATCCTCACTGAAGACGAAGGGGCGCGTGTAGAAGGCGCTTGTGCAGCCGTGGAGCCATTGCTCCAGATGGTGACGGCTAAGAAAGTCATCGAGGCGTCCATGTTCTGGGAGCGTGACGGTGTGCAGTGCAAGGGTAGGCCGGATATGATCACCGAGATCAAGGGTCGTCCGGCTATCGTTGACCTAAAGACGACCAGCGACTTCTCGAAATTCGACCACAAGTTCTTTGGTTTCGGCTACGACAAGCAAGCTGCTTGGTACACCTACGGACTTGAGCAAATCACCGGCCAAGAGGATATCGATTTCTATTTCCTCGTCGTCGACATGCAAGCGCCCCACTTGAGCCAGTGGGTGAAGGCATCTACGGAGCTTATCGACATTGCTAACCAGCAACTCGACGTGACCCTGTCGCAGTACAAACTGTGTCTTGATCAAGACGTGTGGCCCGGGCCACCAACGATGCGCGTGATGTTGCCAAGAAGATGGGAGGAAGCATGATCGTTCGACCTAAGGATTTCTTGTACGACTTTGATGAGCAGCAAAAAACTCACAAAGATCTTATAGAGTGGGGATGGACTGAGGAACAGGTTAACGACTATCTGTTAGATCGCTCATTTATTAAGGCCAGAGGCTTTTTCAATGACATTCATTCACTGTGCTTTTGTTGCGGTGAAAGTTTGAAGGCTCCACTGGCGATGTGGAATGGCCATAATGAACATCTGGCTGAGAAAGAAAAACAGATCTGGATGCATCGCAAGTGTTGTGAAAACATGATTCTAGGATTAACCAACGACGTTGAGCAGCTAAAGCGAGAGGAGGAAGCATGAGCGACTGGGTGCTCATTCGCCGCACTAACGTGCTGCAAAACGTGGAGCTGCCACGGCCAAAAAAGACGCAGGACATCATCGCCATCGGCGAAAAGGCTGCACTTGGATCGAAGATGGAGGCGCTTATACTTCTGCCGGAGAATCAATCGACAGATCTCATCGAGGTGAAGTATCTGCTTGAGCAGTACACGGGGCAACACAGTCACACGTCTGCAAGGCCAGGTAATGGAATGCGATGAACAAAGGAATACTCGTCATCTCGCTTGAGATGCCAGCCAACCAGATCATCGACCGTCTCGTAGCCCGGCTAGGCAGTGTCAGTCTGCGTGCGCTTGCTGAAGGCGCGAAGCACGAGCGTGACATACGAGGCGTCCACAGTGCCATTCAGAAGCTCAATAACAGCCGTTTGGTGGTACGCGACGATCTTTATGACATCGCCAACATCTGTGCTACTGCACGAGCTATGGCGAAGAGCCCGGATGGCTTGGGCGTGCTATTCGTAGACTACATCCAGCTTGTCAGGTGCGACCTTGGCAAGGATAGCAGCCGTGAGCGTGAGGTGGCCGAGGTGAGCCGGAGCTTACGCTTACTTGGCATCGAATTAGGTTGCCTTGTGATCAGCATTACGCAACTAAATGAGCAGGGTAAAGCTCGCGAAAGTCGTGCAATCGGACAAGACGCTACAGCCGTGATGGTTGTGAAGCTTTCCGATGACGCAGAGTTCCGTGAGATTGGGATACCCATCCAACGAAACGGCCCGTGTGGCGTAAGCACAAACTTACGCTTTACAGGCAAAACCGCAACATTCCACAATGAATAAACACTACCAAAGTTACATGAAGATTGAACCTGACAACACAAACAAGGCGCTGCCATATCTGTGGGCATTTGCTGCCCTCGCCGTCTTTGACGGGCTGGCCATCGCCTACTTCGCTGAAGAGTTATGGGAGGCAATTGTATTGCTCATCCTCTTTTGGGCCAGTGCAGCGTTTGCGGTATCAGCTATGCAAGAATGGAGGGGTGACCGATGATCAGCACAGGCTTCCCCGGTGACAGTGACCCTAAGGACGAGCATCCAGTCTGCCACATCTGCGCAGAAGACTTGAGCCAAGACTTTTGGGGTGACTGGTTCTGTGCTGAGTGCGACGCAAAGAAAAGCCAACAAAATGAAGAATCCGCCTAAAATTCAGGTTGCTATTGCGCTGCTAAGTATCTTAGCTTTGGCGCTGGGATACATCTTAGACAAAGAATGAGCATCCTAATCGACACCCTCATGGAGCGTCTCCATGAGTTAACACAAGAAAACAAACACAAATGAGAATCAGGAATACAAAAAGACAATCGAACGGCTGGGTAGCCAAGTTACGCAAAGTGGATCCACGGGAGTGGCAGAGCAGGATCATGGAGCTGCCAGTGAAGCTCCAGGTATTTGTGGCGCAGATCGTGTGGTGGGATTACTTTGCCGACAAGCTGGTGCCGAACCGGTGGCCGGAGATGGACATGTGGCTCCGAGCACATCCTTCGACGTTCCGGCGTGAGGCTTGGCCTAGCGACGAGGAAATGGTCGAGGCGCTGATCAGCATCGGGTACGAGGACAAAACGGCCCTGCGCCGCATGGGCGTTAACCAAAACACAAAATGGAAATACAACTAAGACAGTATATGGACGCACACAACCGCCAGGCCGAGATGATCGGTAATCTCAAGGCGGACCTTATCATGCATCGGCACGTCGTGGTCCAGGCTGCATCGGCCATCGAGCAACTCAAGCACTGCCTATTGCGACACTACGACGCCAACTCAGCATTTTCCAACGATCGGGCTGCACTGCTCGACGCTGATCTTGTGCTGGCGCAGGCGTATAAGCTGACACAGAAGGAGGCGCAGGCATAATGTGGATGAATCTATATTTGAACGACTAGACAGGATGACAAAAGAGCGCGATGCGGCAGTGGCGGAAGCGAAGGAACTCAAGAAGGCATTGCACGATGCTTGGACTGATATAGCGCAACAAAACCACAAAAGTCGCCAGCAGATTCGCCCAGAACCGTCTCGGCTTGAGATTGCGGCAATGATGTTGCAGGGACTTTTGCCGATGCACGTTAGCTCAACTGACGTTGATGCGGTTGCTCTAAAGTTAGCAGACAGACTTATCAAAATAACAAAGGAGACAAAATGACACTTACAGAAAAGCAACTAACTGAACTTAGAACGGCAGCAATGCCACTAATGCAGTGGATCAATGACAACTGTCACCCGCACGTTGCCGCAATAATAGACAGTGAACACATTGAATTGGTTGAGGGGCTGGGGACCGCAAGGCGTGAGCCTAGGGAGGAGGATAAATGAGAATGACCGACGATGAAATTAACGTGGCAATTGCGGAGGCGTGCGGCCGAAAACGCAGGCCGGACGGAGATTGGTATCCCGACAACGGATCAGCAGGCACTCAAGCAATTCGAGACTACTGCACGGACCTCAACGCCATGCATGAAGCGGAGTCCATTTTGACAGAAGATCAACTTTGGCGTATGGCTCGCGAGATTGAGCGAAATGATGAGGAGTGGTATTTTCGAGCAACCGCCCGCCAACGGGCAGAGGCGTTTTTGCGGACTCTAGGTAATTGGGAGGATGGCAAATGACCGACACAACCAAGTACATCATCATTGCCATTTTGTTCCCACTGCTTGCCTATGCAGGCTTTAAGTTGCGGATTGCAGAGATCCGCTACTTTGCTGGAACATGTAATTGCACGCACATTTGCACACAGAAATGATTCTCCGCACTAAGATCATCGGCTTCACCGGGCTATCCGGCTCAGGCAAGAGTTACGCAGCTTCAGTCGTGAAGGAGTGTTATCCTGCGTATCGACTGTTCTCGTTTGCGCACGAAATCAAGCGGCTTGCTCGTTATTATATGGGCTGGGATGGCGAGAAGGACGAGCGTGGGCGCAAGCTTTTGCAAGACCTGGGTATGGCAGGCCGAGCGTATGACTCGCAGTTATGGGTGGGCTTTATGCCGCCGGACAGACTGCTAGTCATCGACGACGTACGCTTCCTCAACGAAGCTGCGGCTATCCGTGAACATGGCGGCATCGTCATCCGAGTTAGACGGTTTGGCGTAGATCCAATGGATCATGTGTCCGAGACAGAACAGGAACAGATCACCCCGGACTTCACGCTGATCAATGATGGCAGCGAGACGTTCAAGCACATCCTACTACACGAGCTAAAGAAATATGGGAGCGTTTCAGAACCGGCGTAAGCTATGGGTCTATCGCATGGAGAAGCTAAGTGGCGTAGCACCGCTCGACTTCAAGATGGCCCGGTACATTGAGAAACTCAACATCCGTAGCCCCGAGCAGCTTAAGTATGCGCTTGAGCATAACCAAGAGGTGATCTGGGTTGGGTTCAAGGCGATGAACAAGCTGCGCGTCTTGGCAGGGATTCCAGAGGTGCAGAAGGAATACTCTTGGAAGGATGAGGCGCAGCGGCTATACAAGCTGCTAGATAAAGCAGGAATAGAGTACATAAAACAAAAATGACATCAGACGAAGAGATTTACTGGATTGAAGCTGGTCTTCAATGCGATGGCGTTGAGCTGGACGACTGGACAAAAGACGCAATCATCCGCTATGGACGAATGCTAACCAATCGGTTTATGGATGACATCCACGACATGCGTCTTGAGATCAGCGCACAGGCGGCAATCATTGAGCAGCTTAAGAATGAAATACAAAAATGACACCAGAAAGAAAACAATACCACGAGATGACCAACGCAGAAATAGCTGAGTATGAGCTGCGTGAGTACCGCAAAATGGTCGTAAAGGCAGGCATTGATCGAGACAATGCATCAAGACTTATGTGGAAAGCTTTTGATATGCTTGAGAAACTGCTTGCATGCCCTGGACTCGCAGAAGATCCAGAGTGGCAAGTGGATTACAAGTACCTTAAAAGATCAGTTGAGGAATGGCTCCGATAATATGACACCAGAACACGCCATTGCCACAGAGATGCTGCTATTGCAGGCCGAGGAGGAGATTTCAAAATTGAAAAATGAAATTCAAATTTTGAAAAAGGAACGCCAAGAGGAGGCTGACATTCAGTTAAGGATTGCTCTCAAGGCTGACCATTACTACATGCAGCTTCAGGCTATCCGTGAGGCAGCATTTGGCGAGATCCACGGCATCACGGCTGAGGATCTGTCCTTTATGAGCGAACGAGAATGAGCGAGAAGCCTAAGCGCAAGAAACGAAACGCCGTGTATCGCTCTCCTGAGAGTAGGGCACGGCAGCTCGCCGGTCTGGCCAACGTGTCGATAGAGAAGCATGTGCCTGGGGTTGTGCAAGAGAAGGTGAATGGATTAGGGGCGCTTGCGGGCATTCCGCCGGAGATACAGAAGAAGGTGTTGGATTTGTTTGTGACGGGGCAGCACAGCCGGGCTATTGCGATGCAGCTTGGTATCAGTGAGCGGAGTGTGGACGAGATCAAGGTGAGTGCGCTGGACATGGATAGCCAGTTCAGGAATGCGTACTTCAACACGAATCTGAAGGCGAAGCTGCAAAGTGTGATCGACGGGGCTGCACAACGGGTCATGGAGCTAATGCCGGAGATGTCCGCGAAGGACGCTGTGTTGGCCCTGGGGATCACACTGGACAAGTATGCTAATCTGGAAAAGAACAAAGTGCCGGATCAGTTGCACCAGCATGTGCATCTGCACACGAACAACGACATCTCTGCCGCTTTCATGGCGGCCCTTAAGCCGCCGAAAGCCCCTGACGATCATGTTGGAACGATTGAAAACGAGTGATGCGATTGCCGAAATGCGTTGCAAATCGGAGATTTCAAATTCAAATTTCAAATCCGAAATTGAAAATCAAATTTCAAATTTCAAAATCAAATCTCAAATTCAAAATTCAAATTTGGTTTTACAGAACGGGATTGACTTGGCCAATGAGGTTCTTGACCTACGCGATCTGACCGAGCGGTATTGGCGTATCATTCAGGCGCAGCACGTTCGGATCGCGCTGCTAGAGAGCGACTTACGATGTGCGAGGACTGTGAATCCCTAGAGGAGGAGGCCGAGTTCTATGCGAGTGAGGCCGCGCGTTGGCGGGAGATGCATGAGGTATCACATAGGCGTGAAGTTAGGTTGGCCCGGCAGCTCGCTACGTTGCTGGCGAGTCTGCGTAGGGTTGCGCGAGAGGTGCGAGGTGTGGGGCAGAATTAGGGCAAAAGAAAGCCCCTAGGCGCGAAACCTAGGGGTGTTTGTGTGGCAGCTTAAGCGCGTACCGGCATAATCAGGCCAAAAGCTTCGTTGAAGTTCTCGCCACATGGCCGCACAACGACCACATCCTTGTCATCGACTATTTCCAGCAATACACGGTCACAATTCGCGCCCAGGGCTTTTGCCAGTCTAAGCAAAAGGGATGCATCTAGACGGATGCTCATGGCTGGCTTGCGAGTCTCGTCCGGGATAATGCCATTGAGCTTAGGCGGCACCATTGCAGTCACCGGATAGTGCGCACCGTCCCGAGTGATGCTAGCGGCCTCAGTTGTTTGCAGCCATGCCGAATCAACCTTGGATCCGCCAACCTTGCGGGCCTCCTTGAGCGCCTTTATGGCGATTCTATTGCCGGTGTCCTCGTGGCCTAGCTCACACGGTACAACGGCAAGTACTCGGCCATCCGTAGCGATTGCGCGGGGCCCGATACCGTAAACGAGTTTGGCGCTTTCTCCGTTGGGCTCAATCCAAGGGCTGCAAATTCCTTCCCGAGTTGCATCGGTTGAGCATGCTTCTTCAAGTTTGTACGACTTTTTGATTTTCATAAGTTTTTTTATGGTTGGGGTTATTTGATTGGGGCTGATTAAAAACTTTGAATGATCACGCCGCCGTCGAATTCAATCACCTGAGTCTGGTCCTGTAGCCAGGCAAGCGCATCAGCCTCCTTATCTTCGTCGCTTTGTTCGTCGTCGCCCAAGTTTGGGTTAGGCTCATAACCCTGATCATCCGCCGCCTGCAAAGCGGATTCATACTCGGAATAATCGCAACGGATTGCGACCGCATCGAATTCGATTTCTGTGCCAGTATCCTCCTCCATTTGCTCGAGGTGTTCGATCAGTGCGTATGCGCCGGATTGAGACCAGTTTGCGTTTGTGTCAGCCTTCAGCATGGCCGCTGCTTGCGAGGTCGTTAGTGTTGCTTTCATATGGTTTTTTGTAGTGTGTTAAACGGAGCGTCTTTGCTCCCCTCTGGCCACCCCGTAGGATGACCAGACCGGGAACCTAGTCTACTTGCGGTTTGCTTTGCGATAGTCGCAATAGACTGATGCCCATAGTGATGCTGCGATGAGCACGCATCCCGCAGATGCGAGCATGAGTGCAAGGCGCACGTATGCAATGTGTTCGAGCGTGTTCATGTCAGATAGGTTCATAAGTTTGTTTGGTTTAGGCGTTTACGCAGTTGTCTTCCATGCCGCAGTTAAGGAGTGCATTCATATTCTGTTCAAAACCACGGGTTTCGAACTGTGATTCTGTGTCGATGCCGCTGGGGTCCATGTAGTCGCCCCACAACTCGAAGTGCGATGCGATGTCGCTGAGGTGGTACGAGTTACAGGTTGGGCACAGAGAGATGTGACGGTAGGTTATCATGATTTGTAGGTTGGTTTAGGTTGTACTGACGTGGGCAACCATAGCGTGCGCACATACGATGGCAACAAAAAAGAAAAGAAAAGCAATGTGTCTGGCGAGTGTGTGCAGCTCGTAGGATGCGCGGACGATGTGACTGTGGTACGTGCTGCGGAGTGCGTGCGTGCGTGCGGTGCGGAGCCGGTGGGAATACCCTAGTGAAGTGGTAGGGTATTAAATGCGTTACGGCCCTCGGATTGTATACAATCACCGCGCACGTGCGCATGGCCTGCCCGTTGCCCGCTGCGGCCCCGTCAACGTCCCATCGGCCCGTCAATCGTGGTCCGCCGACCCATAAACTGGCCGGTCCGTCACCGCTCGTTTGGCCGTCCCTTGTAAGCGGCTGCGGCTGAGTAGGTTGGCCTTAACAGTTTACAACGCATATCATATGGAGTGGGTTTTTACTCTAGAAATGCCACCACAGGGGGGGAGGGGGTTCGACCTGTTGTTACGACGGCGACGGCGACGCATACCCCCCCTCAGATTTTTTTTCGCCAACTGGCCCCCTTCGCGCTTGCGCACACCCGTCGCCATGCTACATTCCCCTACGTCGTTCAAGACACCCAGCCGTGCGCAGCGGCTGGCCTAGCCCGTTACGTTGTCGTAAGCGTAGCGGGCTTTCTTCTTGCCCTACGTCTGTAGCTTGGCCTAGCCTGCTCGTGGCAGCGTGTGTACACACTGTGCCGCTGGGGGCAATAGACAAGGCCTGTGGGGGGACTTGTCGAGCGGGCACCCGGTTAGCTGGCCCGTGTTGGGCGTAAGCTTGCGCTGCCAATTCTACCCTGACCTTGCATGCTACACCGTGCTAGTGTAGCGTCGTTAGTACTATGACCAAGTACACACTAAGCGAGAAGACGGTTAAGCAGCACCTGGGGCCGGCATATAGGCCGTTAGCATACAAGCTGGACGAGGACTATATTGAGCGTAAGGCGTTCAAAGGCATTCGACGTATCTATAGGAGCGACCTGCTTGATGGTACGTTAGCTTGTGAGGCGCCGGAGCAGCCGGTAAACGAGCATATCGGTGAAGTTACCGAGATGGTTACGGAACCTAAGCATATCCCGGTACATAACGAGAGTACGCAGCAGAAGATCGTGTACTTGTACCCAAACAAACGGTGGGTACGCACAGACGTCGAGGATATGGTGTTTGTCGGTATGAAGGGCGTTAACTTTCGTCAGGGTCAACGTATTTGGGTTAAGAACAAGACACTATGCATAAGATAACGCTTAAGGACAAGTTGGCGGTATATGACAAGCTTGAGCAGCTTAAGGGTAAGTTTAAGTCGCTTATCATAGCACTTAGCGCAGGTTATGTTCTGCATATCGCGCTTAAGTGGGCGTTAAGCTTGGTGAACGCGCAAGAGATGCAGCTTAACACGTTTGAGTTGGCTATACTTTGGATAGTCTGTTCTTAAGCTTCTTCTCTTACTCTAGCTTCGTGTTGCCGTGCGCACCGGGCTCCGCCCAGTGCTTACTCTCGCAGCTAACGCTGCTCACCGGAGGAGATAAACAATCCGGCAAGGAGAGTTGCGAGTGAGCATAGTACCCCCAAGACTCAGCATTACTGCCTATCTTGGGGGAGTA